GAATTGATCCTGAGTTTGATTCTCTGAACCTGTTGTTTTGGTAATTCCAAGAAGCCCGCCAATGATTGATTGAACCTGGCACCTTGCTGATCTGGAAGTCAACTGCAATCAAGTTGTTGAACAGCGGGTGTGCATCACCAATCTTGGGCGTGACAATTGTGGATGAGTCAGGATTGGTGAATGGGTTTTGTCCAAACCCATCAAAGATGATTTCATCTTCACCCTGGAAGTCAATGAGCATGAACTCACGAGTTGCCGTAGCTTGCCCAGCCTTCACTGAGATCCCACGGCCTTCATTCGATTCAAGAATCTGTGCAGTGTTGAGAAGTGCCATCAGCTGAACCCCATTTTTGCATTGAGTTTCTCAAGAAGTGTCTGGATCACACCAGTCCTGTTGTCAATGCTTCGTTGAATGTCTCTTTGTTCTTGTTGGAGCACATCAATTTTTGAACCAACATTCTGGTCAGCAAATGTGAAACTGCCAAGGGCCGTGTCACCTGTCTGTGTGAAACCACTCTTTTCACCCATTGTGCCAAATGCACCAAGGCCCAATCGTTGCTTGATCTTGCCCAGCCTGCTTTCATCAACTCTCAATGCATCTTGTTGCACCTTCAGTGCCTTTTGATTTTGTTCTTTCTCTTGTTCAGCTGCTTTGGATGCTTCAATCGCTGCAATTCGTTGCTTTTCTTTGATGTTCAAAATGTCTTGCTGCATTCCATGCTCAATGGCGAGTTTGTTCAACAATGTATCTTTGAACCTGGGGTCAATGTCCATTGCCTTGATTTCTTCTTCGAGCTTCTTGGCATCTTCTCTGAGCTTGTTGTGGTTTCTTTCATGCTCAAGAATTGATCTTTTCTCATCGTCTGCTTCATTGAGAATCTCCAATTCAGCGGTCAACGATTCCATTCTCGAATCAATTGCATCTTTTTGTGCCATGACAAGTTCACGGCTCGTTGCTCTTTCTTCTGCCTTGACCAATTTTCGCATTGCTTCATCAACACCCAAGGCCTTGTGCATTAAGTCCTCGAGTGCAGCAGCAACAGGGCCAATGCCCATTGGCAACTGTTTGATTGTTTCAGACACGGCGTCAAAGTGTCTGGATGCTTCAGCTGCATTGCCAGCAGCTTGAGCACTGAATGCATCAAGAAGTGAAACAGCAGCAGATGCAGACTTTGCAGCAAACTCAATTGCACCCATGACAGCGAAAACCTTGCCCATGTTGACAGCCATTTTTGCACCTGGCGTGGCCAAAGTGTCATCAATGGTCTTGCCTGTCTTTGCAAGTTTTTGTTCAACAGCCTTCAACTGTTTTTCAAGTTGTGCAATGCTTGCTGTGACTTCGACTCTGAGGCTACCGATTGCCATTGATTCTGCTCATTTCTCTTTCAACATGTGCTCTGTGGTCAGTCACTGGTTCACTCGCTTCTGATTCTTGTGAAAGAGCCTCAACAATGCCTCTGAATGCACTCATGCTCAACAGCAGAGGATTGCCAACACCAGGGATGAGCTTGGCGACAGCAACAACCTCCTGATACAGGTTGCGCTGCCTCACTGAGGGTTTTCAGCTGGTTCCTCTTTCTTGTCCTCTTCACTGGTCTCAAATGCTTCTCTGTCAAAGCCAAGAATCTCAAGAGCCAGATACACGACTTCATCAGGAGCACAATCACAAATTCCATGCATCTCACCTGGCTGACACTTGAACTCAATGATCTTCTTTGCACCATTCAAGGTGAAGGCACTTCTCACCAGGTCTGATGTGATGCCTTTGGTCTTTCTGAGCTCTGACAAGGCCTCGATCTTTTCACCACCAGTCACACCAGCTGCATCGAGATCCTCGAGCAATTCAGCACGCTTTTCTTTGTGCATCTCATCCATGAGGTCAATGACATCCTGCACGGTTGCCTTCTCAAGGTGAAATGTTTTGTCATCACGCTTCACAACAATCTTGCTCATGATTTGTCTCGTCTTCTTCTGATGGTGATTTGATCAACCTCAACAGCTTGCACATTGCACATGTTCAGCACTGCACTGATTGCACGCTCTTCTGGAACATCAGGTTGCACACCCTTCTTGAATCTTCTGCCATCTTTGGCAACCACTGTGACAATCCAATCATCAGGCGTGAATACCCGCATACCCATTGGTGTCACAATGTGTGATTGCTTTTCGGCACTGCTCATCAAGATTCGTCCCAAGCCTCAGTCAGTCCTGCACCATCAGCAAGTTGAAAGTTCATCGTGACAGTGGTGTCACCACCCATTGTCGAGGTTGCGGCCATGCTGTCAATGACTGCATGGAACGTCCAAGTGCATCCGGTGAAGAATGTGAGCACCAGGTCATCAAAAGCCTGCCCAGCTGCTTGCATCCCTGCACCTGCATCAAGTGCCAGGTGTGAGGCTGAGTGGCTTGCAAATCCTCCAGCTGACCCTGTGACATCAAGGAGGCCCAGAACCCTGCGTCTGCCCGTATCACCATACTTGGTCACATCATGCACAGTCCTGTTGACTGTTGCACTCCAGGTGTTGAACTGGATTGAATGCTTGTTTTCACCTGATCCGCCACTAGAACCAACGGTCACACCGCCATCAGTTCCTGAAATGAAAGTCTGTGCCATTTTTCAAAGTCCTCCTGTTTGGACTGCTCTGGCCCTGAGGCCGATTGTTGCAACAAGGTGCTCGTCATCTCGAGCGATCGTCGCCCCAGATGCAAGCTCGAAAATCACTCTGTCAAAGTTCGTGGCTGTCGTGAAGACTGGGTTGCCGAACAACTCTATAACAGCATCGGCAATGTCACCGATTTCAGCCAGTCCATCCTCCCACCGCCCCACAATGCTGATGTCATATGTCTCATCATGATGCAGACTTGCACCACCGAAAGGTTGCATGGTCACGCTTCCAACTTGCTCAAATGTGATCAAGGGCAAGTCATCACCTGCATCACCATATGACGCCGAAATTCTGCCACTCACCAAGTCATGGGCACTGCCATCACTGGTGTCTGCAATGAGCGTGGAATACAAGGCCTCATCAATTGCTTTGCTCATCGCCCTGGTCCCTTTGCATCAATCTCTTTGAGCTTCCTGGTGAACATGTAGTTGAAAATCTTTGGTGCTCGGGGTGCCAAAATCTTGAGTGCTGGCTTGATGAATGGTCTTCCTTTTTTTGTTTCAAGCAGATACCCATATATCGGTGCAGATCCTGACTTGATTTGTTCGTACATGATCGTGGCACCAGTGAGGTTTTTTTTTCTTTTGAAGTTCCTCTTTCCTGCCACCATGCTGTTCCTGAGTCTGCCTGTCTGTGACACAGGTGGTTCATCAAAACGACTCGATCGTGCTGGGTTTCCAGAATACCATTCACCACTGCCCTCTTTGCTCAGTTGATGTTTGACTCTTTTTTGGAGTGAAAACCCAACCAACATCAAACTGTCAGCTGCTGCATCTTTCAGCCTTTTCACAACAAGTGGCGTTTTCATTGTGACCTCTGATTTTTTCATCACACATCCTCATTGCTGGTGGCATTGATGATGTGATAGAACAACCGATCCTTGTCGGTTCTCATCCCTGGTGTCCTCTTTGAAGTCACCTCAAAGGTTCTGTTCTCAAACTTGATTCTGTCAGTGATCTTGATGTCAACACCACCTTGCACATACACGGTCACAGTCTCAACGGCCCTCTGCCTGTTGCCATCGAATGATTCATCCATGGACCTGGATGCCACATACCCTCGGATCTGGGGCCTTGCATGAAAGGTCTGTTTCCGTGAGCCAACAGAGTCACGGACCAGAATCGGCCTGAGAACTGACATCTGCTTGCCTTGGGTTTGAATCAAGGCTTTGATCATCAACGGACCCTTTTGAACGGACCCAGAAGGGTCTTGATGTTTTCAGACCACTCAGCCCATGGCCTCAACGTGTATGAATAATCGCCAAGGCTCTCTTGGTTGATTGCCCTGTCTCTGTCTCTGCCACGGTATGCATCTGAGATCAACTCAAATGCAGCCTGCACCAGTGCATTGGGGATGGTCTCATAGCCTCCGACATATTGCACATATACGCTTTGGAACTGGTTTGGGAACCTGTTGTTTCTCCTGGTCTCATTGAACCTTGGGAATGCATCTGCTCTGAGGTGAATGAACCCTCTGTCATAGTCCACCCGATATTCACTCTCAGCATCATCTGGGATGGTCAAGTATGCAGTGGTCGAGGTGACATCTCTGCCACCCATCTGGTGCATGTTCTTTGAAAGTGCATTGACCACCACTGTTGCATCAAACCCAGCTGTTGAGCCTATTTGTGACGCAAGCGTTGTGGTTGTCTTGTATGTCGAAAATGAGAGGTTGGTGGTCGTCTCTGTCCCATCTTCTTGGACACGGTACAAGCGGGCCTGGTCACCTTCAATGGCGACAGTTGCCGCAATATCAGAATCAACAGCACTCGTGACTGTGATGGCATCTTGCGTGCCGAAAGCGACGAGATCGACGCTGACAAGAGGAGGGTTCTGAACAGCAATCGTGCGAGTTCCATATGCATCGAGATACTCCGTGAAAGATTGTGAAACGAATGACCTGTCACACCATCTCTCAATCTGGTCACTGACATTGTTGACCATCGTTTCAATGAGGTCATCATCAGTGGATGAAGTCACGCCCATATATGTCTTCACTGCTGAAACTGTTGTCAATGCGTTTGATGCAAGTGCCATTGTTCTGCCTTATGCGTTTGAAGCTCTATATGCCTTTGATCCAGTTCTCTGGGTCAGGTCTGCAGTGGTCTGTGCAACGCCAATCTGCTTGCCGATGATGATGGCATGACAAGTGAAGTTCGATTTTCCACCACCACTGCCGGTCGTGTAGTTCACTTGGTAGTATCTTTTTCTTGCGCCAATCAGAGGGATGTCGAAAACGACTTCCGATTGGTCATCATCAGCAGTCACCTGGACACCCGCTGCGCCATCGACATCGGTGTCAGTTGCACTCACGAAGCTTGTGTATGTGCTGTTGTCATCCGACTCTTGCACGAAGCACTTAAGTGCAGGCTGTCCGATCACGCCAAGTGACACGGTGATGATCAACCGACCACCTGCATATCCTTGAGTGTCAATCACACTGCTCACGCTTGCTGTTTGGCTTGCAGAAAGCGCACCCGGAGCAATGTGTCCGATGACTTTGAATTGATCATTGTGATTCATTTGGCTCAGTCCTTGGGAAAAGGTGGCCAGGGTTTTGAAGCCCTGACCACCGAGTAGCGAATTCAGCTTGCACGCATGACAGCGGTGTCGGTAACAGCACCGGCGATCGCGGTGTTGGTATCAACTGGCGCAAGGCCAGCAGGTGCGATGATTGCAAGGCAGCCCATCAGGGTTGCACCTGTGTTGTCTTCAGTCGCCACCAGCTTGAAGTATCGCTTGCGCGATCCGGTCAGCTGGATCTGGAAGACATACAGGCCGTTGTCATCGCCCGAGTTGTCAGGCAGATCAGTGGCTCCACCTTCGATGTCAAGGCTGGTTGCAACAACGCAGCCAGTCACATCAGAATATGAGGAGTTGTCATCTGATTCCTGAATCTTGAAGGCCGTGAAGTTGCCAGCAGTTGCACCGAGTGAAC